ATGGTTTCCATCGAGCAAATTCGCGGAGAGTTGGTTGGCCGTCTTGAAGAGATTGGCATCCCAGAAGTGGTGGCGGGTGAGCAAGCGCCGTTCACCAAAAAAGAAAAGTTCATGAAGCGCCTGTTGAACATCAAGGCGATTGGTCGCCGTGTTGAATACTGGGCAGACTCGATGGACGGCTCCGCAGGTGGCAAGGCATTCACGCAATACATCTGGCGACCAGTGCGCCATGCGTTGGACAACTACCGTATTGACCGCAACAAGTACGTCAGCCAGTACGTTGACATGGTTGCAAAGCTCACGCTTGGCAAAGGCAAGATCGATGCAAGCGAAGAGATCGGCTACACGTTTGGCGATGAAAACGGCGGCAGCGGCAAAGCTGAATTGCTGGGCGCGATGCTGCACATGGGCAACGAATCCAACTTTAAGAAGCTGCTGGTCGGCCGTGGCTGGGGTTCAATCAACCAGAACGGCGTGCTGGACGCATCACGTTGGAATGCTCTCATCAACCGCATGATCGCTGAAGGCCATCTCACCAAGGCTGACTTCGACTTCTTGCAGTCGGTGTGGGACTTGAACGAGGAAATCAAGCCTCTAGCCCAGAAGGCTCACCACGACATGTTTGGCTACTACTTCAAAGAAGTTGAGGCCACACCGCTGGTTACTCCGTTTGGCACTTACCGTGGTGGCTACGTCCCAGCGAAGACCGACCCAGACATGGTGCGTGACGCGCAAAAGAATGCCAAGATGGAGGCGCTGGAAAGCGACTTCCGTCAGTCCATGCCAAGCACTGGCCTTGGCTTCACCAAAGGCCGTGTCGAATACAACAAGCCGCTGTCGCTTGACCTGCGCGTGATGACCAAGCACATAGATGACGTGATTCGTTTTGCTCATGTGCAACCAGCCATCAAGGACGTGCTGAAGATCATTCGCAGCCGCGACTTTGCAGACAACCTGTCTCGCATCGACTCAGAGGTTGTGGAGGGTATGTTGCTGCCGTGGCTCAACCGCGCAGCTCGCCAGATCACCAGCGAGGTTGGCCTGAACTCATCCATCGACAACTTCTGGCGCACCGTGCGTCAGCGCACTGGCGTGGCCATCATGTTCGGCAACTTGAGCAACGCGCTGCAACAGTTCACTGGCCACTTCTTGACTGGCGTGAAGGTTGACAAGAGCAACATGAAAGCTGCGTTGGCCATGTACATGAAGAGTCCAAACTCTGTGACTCAGGGCGTTGTTGAGGCTTCCAAGTTCATGGAAGATCGCTTGAAGAATCAAATCTTTGACATTCAAGACAACCTCAACCAGTTGCTGCTGAACCCCACAAAGTTTGAAAAAGTGCAAGCATGGACAAACCAGCACGGCTACTTCTTGCAGACTGCATTTCAAAACCAAGTGGACATCGTTGCATGGGTTGGCGCGTACAACCAAGCGCTTGAGCAGCTCGGCTCTGGATATGACAATGCAGAGGCTCACGCCGAAGCAGTCCATCGCGCTGACGCTGTGGTGCGTATGACGCAGTCAAGCCTGACCGCAGAAGACAAATCTGCCTTCGAGGTTGGCACGCCGTTCATGGCCACACTGCTTCAGTTCTCTGGCTACTTCAACATGATCGCCAACTTGAACGCCACGGAGTTCACAAAGATTTTCCGTGATTTAGGTTGGCGCGGCCACAAGGGCATGCTGTTCCAGAAGTACCTGCTTGGCTTTGCCTTGCCGATGATCGTGGCCGATGCCATCGTTCGCACGCTTGGCGGTGGCTGGGATGACGAAGACGATGACGGCTACCTTGACGAGTTCATGGAGTGGTTCTTTGGCTCTCAGATCAAGGGCGCTGTGGCTATGGTTCCAGTGCTTGGCCCAGCCGTGTGGTCGCTCACCAACGTGGCCAACGACAAACCATACGATGACAAAATGTCATCAAGCCCAGCCGTGTCTACGCTCGAAGGTTCGACATTTGGCGTGGCCAAGGCAGCAATCAACCTTGTTGACAAAGACAAGGAAGTCACAGGAAAGAACGTAAGGGACGTTCTGACTGCAATCAGCTTGGCCACTGGCGTGCCAGTCGCAGTGCTTGGCCGACCAGTTGGCTACGCTGTTGACGTGAACCGTGGCAAAGTAAATCCAACCAGCAAAGCTGACTACGCTCGCGGCCTAATCACAGGCAAGGCAAGCGAAGAGTCAGTGAAGAAGTAAGGTGACCGTAACTATGCAGCCAATGTTTAGCCTATTCAAAATCCAGCAGGAGCCACGTCCATGACGATCAGTTCAACAAACCGCAGGGCTGGCCCATATTCGGGCAACAGCTCTCAGACGGCCTTTCCGTTTTCGTTCAAAGTCTTTGAAGCAGCCGACATGCTTGTCGTCAAGGTGGAGGTTGCGACCAACATCGAAACGACTTTGACGTTGACCACAGACTACACAGTCGCATTGAATGCCGACCAGAACTCAAACGCTGGCGGCACGATCAATCTGGTCACGGCTCTGCCTACTGGCTACAACATGGTCATCAGCTCCAAGGTTGCGTACCTTCAAGAGACTGACCTGACCAACCAAGGCGGCTTCTATCCAGAGGTCATCACTGACGCACTTGACCGCCTGACGATTGAAGCTCAACAGCTCAAAGAAGGTCTTGATCGCGCAGCTCAGTTGCCGATCACAAGCTCTGCCGATGCTGCCGCCTTGGTGGCAGACATCGAGCGCATCGCATCGAGCGCAGACAACCTTGACACAGTTGCAACCAACATCACTTCGGTGAACACGGTTGCTGGAAGCATTTCCAATGTCAACTCAGTCGCGGCAAACATCAGCAATGTGAACGCTGTTGCTGCCAACGAGACAAACATCAACGCCGTCAAGAATAATGCGACAAACATTAACGCTGTCAACGCAAACAAAACAAATATTGACACTGTGGCTGGCAACAACACGAATGTGACGACTGTTGCTGGTATCAGTGCAAACGTCACAACTGTGGCTGGCATCTCTTCTAACGTCACAAGCGTAGCTGGCAACGCAACCAACATCAATGCCGTGGCTGGAAATTCCACGAACATCAATGCTGTGAATGCAAACAAAACCAACATTGATGCTGTTGCTGGAAACGCCACAAACATCAACACGGTTGCATCAAATAACACAAACATCAATACAACAGTGGCCAACATGGCCGCGATTATTGATGCGCCTACGCAAGCCGCAAACGCAGCCAACTCTGCCGCAGCGGCCGCAGCTTCTGCCGCCTCTGGGATGTACTCAGCAGTGCAAGATAAGAGCGCCAACTACACAGTTGTGGCCGCTGATGCTGGTGACCTGATTCGTGTGACTACAACCAGTGGCGCTATAACAATCACGCTGCCTTTGATTGGTAGCACAGGCATCACTGACGGCTTCAAAATTGCGGTTGTCAAATGGACATCTGACGCAAACCCAGTCAACATTGCACGCTCTGGCAGTAACACCATCAACGGCGCAACGAGCGCTCAGATTGGCTCGCAGTACAGTCAGATCATCTTTGTTGCCGATGCTGAGACAAGCACATGGTTTGCATCACAGTCTGGCCTTGGAGCCACAAACGTCAACGTGGATGTATTTAGCGGCAACGCCAGCACAACAGCTTTCACGCTGTCGTCAGACCCAAGCTCAAAGAACAACACCTATGTTTCAATCAGCGGTGTCTATCAAGCCAAGTCGACTTACTCTGTGTCTGGCACAACGCTGACATTTAGCACTGCGCCACCAACTGGCACAAGCAACATTGAAGTGGTGTACGGCACACCTTTGGCTATCGGCACGCCAAGCGATGGCACTGTCACAACTGCTAAGTTGGTTGACGCTAACGTGACCTACGCAAAGATTCAGAACGTCACCGCAGGCAAGGTGCTTGGCCGCGACACCTCTGGCGCTGGCACGGTGCAGGAGTTGCCGATTTCCGTTGATAGCAGCGGCAACGTCACCATCCCTGCCACCTTCCAAACTTATGCTGCTTCCGCAGGAATAAACGCAACAAAGTTCGGCGCAGGTCGTGCAGGGGATTGGGTTTATCTGGATGGCAAGGCAAGTCCGTCAGCATCTGATGGATACACCATATTTGGTATGCGTGCATATTCATCACTTGTGTCTTCTGATGTGCTGGTCGGAGCCACTGAATTTTTCAAAGAAGGTTCATCTACAGACAATAAAGCCACTTATGTCGTGAATTTGCACAACGGTACATCTGTTGTTCAGCAATTAAGAGTGGCATCAAACGGTGATTTGCGTTTCAACAGCGGCTACGGCTCTGCTGCCACTGCCTACGGTTGCCGAGCTTGGGTGAACTTCAACGGCACTGGCACTGTGGCGATTCGTGCAAGTGGAAACGTATCGAGCCTGACTGACAACGGTGTTGGGCTGTATGTTGTCAACCTAACAAGCGCACTGCCAGATACAAACGGAGTAGTAATGAATGGCGGTTGCTTTTCAAACGCTCAGTCAACAACAGAAAACTCGGCCTTGCTTACAAACATTAGCACAACGTCTGCCATTCAAATTTCTGCGTATAACACCGCAACTGGCGGTAGACACGATGCAACCTATGTAATGGTCGGCGCAGTACGTTAATAAGGAGCAACCATGCCACAACGCATCATCTACCAAACAAACGAAGGCGGTGTCGCCATCCTCATCCCAAGCGGCGAGCTGCCCATCGAGGAAGTCGCACGCAAGGACGTACCCGCTGGCGCACGCTACGCCATCGTCAACACTGACACTGTGCCGACAGACCGCACCTTCCGCAGCGCGTGGGAAGTCGAACACGGCGACCTGAATGACGGCATTGGCATCGGTCAGCAAGCGTGGTTCATCGAGCAGTACGAAGCTGAGATTGCAACAATCAACGCAGAGCAAATGCCAGCGCGTTTGCCTGACAATCAGCAGACAGTCGAAGAGTATGCCGATGTCGTGGCTCAGTGGGAAGCAAGCAAAGCCGCACGCATTGCCCAGCTCAACACTCAAATCGCAACACAGCAAGCGGAGATGCAAGCATGATTACCATCAACATCGACAAGGCCAAAGCCATCGCGCATGACGTGCGCCGTGCTGCACGCGCCGAAGAGTTTAAGCCTCTTGATGAAGTCATCATGAAGCAAATCCCAAACACTGACGTTGCTGCTGTTGAGGTGGAGCGTCAAGCCATTCGCGACAAGTACGCAGCAATGCAAGCAGCCATTGATGCTGCCGTTGCCGTGGATGAAATCAAAGCGGCCATGCCGCAGCAAGGAGCCTAATCATGGCATTGACACAAGTCGAAACAGGCATGATTAAAGATGCCGCAGTCACTCAAGCAAAGATGGCTGCAAACGTGGCTGGTAATGGGCCAGCGTTCAGCGCGTATCCAAGCGTTGGCCTATCTCTTTCGGCTAACACAGCAACAAAAGTGGTTCTTCCAAATGAGCGCTTTGACACAGCAAGCTGCTTTGATGCGACAAACTCTTTGTTCAGGCCGTCAGTTGCTGGCTATTACTGGGTTATGGGATTGATCTCAACGGGGGCTAGTTCATGGGGAACAAACCCGCAGCTTATTGTTATGGTGAGAAAGAATGGTTCAGACATTGCAGTGAATCAGGTTGTTCCCAATCCGCAATGGATAAGTGCAACAGCATCTCAGCTTGTTTACATGAATGGCACAACAGATTATTTGGAGCTTTACGCACAAGCAAGCAGCGCTAATAGTATTGTGCAGTATGGTGGGTTCACCGAATTTTCAGCGTTTTTGGCGAGGGCAGCATAATGACATTATTTGACAAAATTATGGCGCTGTATCCAGAGTTGACACAGCAAGACTTCATGGACACCATTCGTTTGCAAAACGACAGCGATGGGAAAGGCGACTACATCGCCAAGTGGGAACACCCAACATTGCCGCGACCAACTGAGGAACAGTTGAATGGATAACCAAGCCCTATTCAACATTGCAGTTGCCTGTGCTGGTGGCCTTGCGCTGTGGGTGTTGAACTCAATGACGAGACAAATCCAAAAGCAGGATGACAAGATCACTCTGCTTGAGGAGCGACTGTCAACGCTTAAAGATACGCTGCCTCACGACTATGTGCAGAAGCAGGATTACCGCGAAGACATCAAAGAGGTGAAGGAAATTCTTCGCCAGATTTTTGACAAGCTAGACAACAAGCAAGACAAGGCTGCGTGATGTGGGGCCAGAGATTGTCATCGCTCTTCAAGCTATGCGTGGCGCGTGGGCTGGCATTCAGTTCTGTTGTGATTGCCTTCGCGAAGGGTCTGTTGAAATCCAGAAAGTCAAAAAGACTGTCGAGGGCGGAGTCACTGACGCAAAGAAAATCTACGCCGAAGTCACTGGCATCTGGGGTTGGCTCAAGGGTTTATTTGGTGCGGCTCCTAAACATCATGGAGGCTCTGGCTCCAAGCAATCCGAAGCCACCGCAGAAGCCCAGCCTGTGGCGAAAAAGAAAGCCGTTGCCAAAGAAGAATATGTCGACCACATCCCAAGTCAGGATGAGATTGTTCAACAGTTCATTGGCCATGTCGGCGAATGGTTTGACAACTATCACACGCTGAAAACGTACACCGAGAAACGGTATGCGGAAGTTTTTGGAAAGGACGAAATCGACCAGAAAGAAGTTCTAGAGCTGACGCAGTTGCAGGTTGAGGTGGACTCAGCCTACCCAGCGTTGATGAGCTTGATGACCACCAACGCGCCTTGGCAGCTTGGCCCGATATGGTCACAGTTCAAAGAGATGCAGGACAAGGTCAAGGTTGGCCAAGCAGCGCGTCAGATGAAGCAAAAGCGCGAGAAGGCCAAGCGAGAAGCTGAAGCAGCGCAAAGACGCAGCGATCAGATTGACCGCAACATGACTTGGTTTTGGGCGTTGACGCTGGTCTGGTACTTCTGGACGTTGATGGGTGTTGTATGGCTAAACACGACAACAATGCAATAATTTTTTTGTTGTGCTTGGTCATTGGCATATTGTTTGTGTTGATGTTTTTTTTCTTGCTTCGCATGACAACGCTTGACGCATCATTGGTTCGCAACAAGAGAGAAGCCGAAAGGGCTGCTCTTGTTTTGAGAGATGAGCGCGAGAAGTTGGAGAGGCTATTGAAGTCGGTGAAACCAACCGAGAAAGGTGAAGAGTGAGATATGTACTTTTGATGATCGCGTTGGTCGCATCGGTTTTCATTTTTGGTGAAGACCGTTATCGCTACCCATGCCAGAACCCACGAAACTGGGAAAACACAGAATGCAAACCACCAATTTGCACAGTCGAAGGCACATGCCCAGACAAACTACTTCCACCTGAAATGCTCTTAAAGGACGACAAATGACATTCGCTGAAAAATTCAAAAAGATCATGTGCATCATGCTTGGCATTGATGGCCAGCCCTTCATCCCTGAAGAGCGCATGACCGTTGAACAAATCCAAGTGCGCGTGTGGGCTGTTGTGATTTTGACCATCGCGTTTGTGTTTGCGTCCACTGTGTTGATCGCCATCACATCGTTGATCTTCACAATCCAACCAATGCTGCGTATGGCCCCCATCGATGCCATCTTTGCCAAGCAAGTGAACGATGCCATGTTGCTGTCTGGTGGCGTGCTTGGTGGTGTGGCTGGTATGACGTTTGTGAATGCTGGCGTGAACTACGTCTACAAGAAATTGACTGACGAGCAAGAAGCTCCAAAGGCTGAAGACGATGCTGCGTAATCTAGGCATTTTCATTGGCTGCTTGCTGATCGCATTCTTTGCTGGCAAGTACGATGAGCGTCAGGCAATCAAGGCAGAGGTCGAGCGCATTGAGTCATCGATGCGTGACGAGGCTGCTGCCACCACTGCAAAACTTGAAAAGGAAAAACGAGATGCTCAAACCAAAGTTGACCAGCTTCGCGCTGATGTCGCTGCTGGCGCTGTCAGGCTGTCAGTCCGTGCCAGTTGCTCTGCCTCCACTGCCGCAGGAGATTCAGAAGCGCGAGCCGAACTTGACCCAAAGACTGCTGACGACCTTATCGCCATCACCGCAGACGGCGACCAAGCCATCATCGAACTGAACGCCTGTATTGATTTTTACAACAAACTGAGGGAAATTAAATGACTCAACTCACCGCGCACTTCAGCCTCGAAGAGCTGACACACACCGACCACCGCGAGCTGGACAACACGCCAACCACGGCCGAGCATTGCATCATCGATGGCAAGGAAGTCATCGTGAACGCATACGAGAATCTGCCGCGCTTGGCTGCATTCTTGGAGCAGGTCAAGGTTGTGTTGGGTGGCAAAGCAATCTTTGTCAACAGCGGCTTTCGCTCGCACGCTGTGAACACGGCAGTTGGCTCAAAGGACACCAGCGACCATCGCCGTGGCTGCGCTGCTGACATCCGTGTTGACGGCATGACACCAGACCAAGTGACCCGCGCCATCATCGCAAGCGACCTGCCATACCAGCAAGTCATTCGCGAGTTTGACCGCTGGACTCATGTGGCCATCACAACAAACGAGGGCGACACCCCCAAGAAATCGAAGCTCATCATTGACAAGGCTGGCACACGACCCTTTGCCTGATATACTGGCATCGGTTCTTACATGCAGTTGCTCTCTCCATGTAGGTTGTGAAAGCCCCAGCCGTAAAAAGCTGGGGCTTTTCTTTTACCACTTAGGGGCGCAGGTGACCTCGGCCACAATCTCTGTGGTGTACCCATTGATCTTGCGCTTTGCGTAGAGCATGACGGCTCTCAGGCCGTTTGTTTCACACTCGCGCACGGCGACAATGATCTCGTTGCGTGACATGGGCTGCACTTTGTTGTCCAGCACCAGCTCCTGCTCTGTCAGTTTTGGTTGGCTTGAGCAGCCAGCCATCACCAGCGCGGCCATGATGAAAAATAATTTTTTCATGCTCACCCCTTATCGGTCACAAATCGGTTTGACTTCTCGAACGCCTCAACGTCCTCGATGCGGTAGCGCACCTCGGAGTTGCGGCCTTCACCCAGCTTGATGTAGTCGGGGCCGACATTGGCCACACGCCATTTGCGTATGGTGCTGTCGGACACTCCCCAACGCTCGCACAGGTCTTTAGGCTTGAGCAGCTTGGGCATCTTGTGCCTCCTCTGCTGGCAGCACTTCGCCAGTGTCTGCGTCCACGGTTCCCATAGAACGCTTCAGGCGGCTCAAAGGCGCAGCTTGGGCCTCTGGTTCGGGCGTGATGTTTACAGGCGCTCTGCGCTCGATCTGGTCAAATCCTGAAGCATCGTTGTCTGACTCGAATACTTGGTCGACATCGGCGCTGGATGGCAGACGTTTGGCCATGCGGCGAATGACCGTCTTCTTGGCCATCTCATCCCACCAGTCAGCCCAAGGGCCAAACTTGCCAGCGCGGCTGGCTGCACGCACCTTCTCGACATCGGCCACGCTCATGACCTCGCGGTAGATCGCGCCGTCCTTGGTCTTGGCCACAGCGTACACAGCAAGCTGCTGGCCACGGTCTGCGCCCAAGAATGGCTTGTGAACGATGCGCTCATCATCGCCCAGCTCATACTCGAAGAAGTCTTTGTCGTACACCACGTTGGCGCTGATGCTGGCCAGCTCGCCTGAGTTGCGAATCTTTTTCAAGATGCCGCCAACCATTGGCATGTACTGCACCTTCTTGCCGTCCTTGGTGTTGAAGATGACAGGCGCAGCTTCGCGGCCATCAAGCAGCAAGCCATCTTGTGCGGCCTTCATGCACGCGCCCAACAGGCTGCGGCGGTCAGCGCTCAACAGCTCTGGGTTCATCTGCACCGCTGTCAGTGTGGTGCGAATGAATTTCTCGACTGGGATTTGTGGCGGCAATGCAGAGGCGAACTCTGGTTGCATCTTCACAAGCGTGCCGCGCATCGCTTCCATAGGGGTCAATTCTGTACTCATGCTGTTGCTCCTTCAATCAAATCAGTTTGCTCTGCGATTGTTGATGATACCTCAACAGTGGCTCCGTGTTTGCTCATAAGCATTGCCACATCGACAGCCTTTGCAACTTCGATGGTGTACTGTTTGCCAGCGATGTGGCGCAGGGCTTGCGCTTGGCTGGATGCTTGGACTAGGTACACGTTGTTGTTGCCTGTCACTTTGTAGATGCGTTGTTCTGCTGCCATTTTCATTTCTCCTTTTTTGCTGTGAAGCGGAAGTTGCGGAAACCCTTGCGAGCGCCGTAGTAAGTGCCGACCATGTCGGCGGTGATCTGCGTACCCAAACTGTCTTTTGTTGTACCGCAGGAAATCGTGCCAAGCGAGCTGACCACTTTGCTGGCGCTGCCGATGGCCATGAGAATCTCAGCCTTGGTGGCTTCGCGAATGTCGGTCTGCTCTTTGATGGCTTGGCCAAGGTAGTGGTAGCGCTCGATGAGCATGTCCAGCTCTGGTGTTGACTCGGCCACCAAGCCATCGATGGAGTCGCCGCGCAACTGCTTGATGATGAACTCAGCGTCAGCCGAATAGTCTGGGTTTGGCGCAGCGTTGGCCTCAATCATTGCCCAGAACGCTTTGATCTTGGCGCGAATGTCTGCGCCAATTTTGTGGTCACGGCTACGCAGCACAATCTTCAGGGTGTTGCCACCAACCAGCAGACACAGAGCCGTCCACTCATAGCCTGTCAGCTCCATCTGGTGCTGGATTTGCAGCTCGATGTGTTCGGGCGCTTCAATGTTGCCAGCGCCGTCATCGAGCCAGTTGCGTGCGTACTGCAATCCGTCCACGTTCTTGACTTCCAAGATGCCTTTGCCTTTGACGCTGTCGAGAATCTCGAAGTCAAAGCTCGACCCCATACGCAGGTCTGGGTCACGCATGTACACCTTGAGCGGCGCAATGCTCCAACCCATCTCTTCGGCCGCGCCGTGGGCGATTGCAGCCTCAAGACGGTTGCCCCACTTCATGCGCTCGTTGGCCTCAAATTTGACCGACACGCCATCACGCTTTTCGTGGAACAGCTCGAACTCTGTCTTGTATGGTGACAGGCCGTACAGAGCTGGTATCTCTGTGCTGGTAATGTCTTTCTTGCGCTCACCCAGCCATTGGGCCTCGCTGGTGATTTGGATAATCTCTACTGTCATTGCTCTCTCCTTGGTTAAATTGAAAAACGCAGCTTGTCTTTTCCAGACTCGCCTTGCTCATCGTCATCGGCGTACAAGCTCAACTCAAGCTGCTCGCCAGACTCGGTGGTAATGGTGATGGTGCGGGTCGCACGGTCGCTGTGATTT